TTGTACGAAACCAGCTTGCCGTTTTTCCTGTTTTCCTGAATGGTGGCCATAGATAACATCCTTTCCTGCGGATGTATCTTGCTTTTGGGCGTGTTTTTTCGGATTTGTGCGCTTTTTGTGCGCTTTTTTGCGGCAGCCAATCTGTCAGCGGCACAAAAGAAAAAACAAAAAAGTCTTGCAATCCCAAGGATTACAAGACTTTTTCATGGCACACTCAGACTCCCCAAAACCGAACCCTGTTATATTTTCTGTGGCGGGGCTTTTTTCGACCCTGAAAGTCTTGGTTTTGCAAGAGGTTAGATTATATGCGGTAGTAATTTTATACCCGTCTGGTTCATCCCATACGGTCACAGAATTGACTAGAAGATCAATGAGCCGTCTTCTGAAATTCTCGTCTTCAATGTTTCCGCATTTGAATTGACTCAGCCAGAAAACGATTTGATCGCGGTCAATGCGGTAAACGTACTTTTCCTCTGATTTGATTTCTTTGTTGATGGTCTTTTTCTCGTGCTCGAGTTGTACGAGACGATTCATCAATGTTTCGGAGGCAATTCCTTTTTCGATAGCTGTTGTGATATTGGCTATAGATTTTTCGATTTCAGATAACTGCTCGGTCAACTGAGGGATACGAGTTTCGTTGACCATATCTTGCTCACTTTGTTTGATCGCCATATCTGCAATTTCATCAATGAGCTGATCGGTTAAAAGCTCGAACGCACTTCGCGCCACAATCTCTTCAATGTAATCTTTTCTAAGAGGGCGTTTTTCGCATCCGAGTCTGCGCTTCTTTGTGTAGCAAGAATAATAATGATAAGTTTTGCCACTTCGCCCAACACCGCTCTCGCCGTTCATAGAAGCCCCGCAATGGCCGCAGAACAGCTTTCCCGACAAGAGGTAATCTACCTTGGCCTTGCCCCTTGCGGGGGCAGTAGCGGTCTTAGAAAGCCGTCTCTGGACGGCATCGAAAAGTTCCCGGTCGATGATAGCGGGAACACCGTTTTCTATGCGAATGTCCTTGTAAGTATAAGTACCGATGTAGCGGACGTTTTGGAACATCACCTTAAAGCTACTGCGGTTGAATTCAGTATTTTTTGCGGTTTTATATCCTGCCGCATTGAATTTTCGAGCAATTTCCGCAACACTTACCCCATTGGCGTAGAGCGCAAAGGCTTCCTGCACAATATGGGCGGTATCTGGGTTTACGACCAGCTTATGATTTTCAATTTTATACCCGAGTGGAACGTGTCCCCCGACACTATGGCACTTCAAAGCGGATTCACGCATACCTCGCGTGACTTTTTGCGATAACTCAGCAGAAAAGAATTCGGCCATGCCTTCCAGCACCGATTCCAAAAGAATACTTTCTGGGTTGTCGGATAGGTGCTCTGTGGCAGACAGAACCTTTACCCCGTTCTTACGCAAGCGCATTTTCATGATAGCACTGTCGTTACGATTACGCGAAAAGCGGTCAAGTTTCCAGACAACGACGTAATCCCATCTTTGCTTCGCACTGTCCGCAATCATTTCCATAAGGTGAATGCGTTTCTCTACATCTTTTCGAGCCGTAGTCGCTCGGTCGATGTAAATTGCCACAATCCGATAGTGATTTGCTTTGCAAAAAGCGCGGCAATCCCGAAGCTGTCCTTCAATAGACTGATCGCTTTGACCGGAGGAACTGTAGCGGAGATAAAGTGCCACATCGTGATCGCCGTTGTAAAGAGTGAAAGGGTCTTCTTCAAATTGCGAGATTTCTTCTTTTGTTAAAGTGGAGAGATCAATCGGAAATTTCATAGTATTTGTCTCCATTCGTCAAAGCTAATAATCTTATCCGACAACAGCCGGTTCTTGATTTTCCTTTTTTTCTTTCTGCGTTCTGTCAAATTCATTCATTGCTAGCTGAATGATTCTCAGCTTTCCTTCTCCGTCGCACATACTGAAATACTTCAACAGCTTTTTCTCATACACCGTGTTTTCAGGAATGATCGGCTCATCGATAAGTTCTTCCATCGGAATATCTAGGAATTCCGCGATTTTAGAAAGGCGCTTCATGTATGAGTTACTTTGCCCGTTTTTCCAGTTTGTAAACATTTGCTGGTTTACACCAAGGTAATCGCACAGCTCCTTCTGGTCTAATTCTTTGTAGTTCATGCATGCGATAATGTGGTCGAGGATTTTTTGTTCTTCCTCTGTTCTTTTTACTTTACGGCTAACCATATTTACACCTCTCAACAAAAAATAAATAAATTCGTTGATTTCCTATTGACATCAACAGAAATTGTTGATATACTCTGATCGTGAACAAGAGATTTTGACAACAAAAACCCGACCCCCGAAAGGTCTTCTTTTTCGGCGGTTGCTGTGGCGAATGGTTTAATTGTCTGGCAGATTGATTGTACCATTGCGCCCCTCGATTGTCAACAAATATTGTTCACAATACTAAGAAAGGAGCGATTTTGTGGAAGAACGTGACCAGATTCGCTACCGGCTGAGTGTTAATCACCTGTCGTTTACATGGCTGATTAATATGCTCGGAAAGCGCGGCATTAAAACAACCGCACCGGTTATGAGCGGAATTGTAGCCGGTACTCGTAGCGGGCCGTTTGTGGACAAGATCATCACTGAGTCTCTTGCCATTCTGGACTGGTACGAAAAACAGATCGGCAGCAAATCATGAATAGCTCATTTATCCCGGAAGTCCGGGGACAAGCTAAAGCATTCAGCTCACTCTTGGCTAGGTCAGTTCGAGAGTATTTCAAGGACGAAGACAACCGCAAGAAATTTGAGAGCTGGTACGAACAGAAATACGGAAAACCCTACGAGTGGGTTCACATCGAAGCGTCTAAATTGAAAAGGAGATTTTAACTATGGCTACTACTAAGAAAGAAACCGAGATCATCGCTATCCCCGCTATTGACATTCGCAACGCCACCATCACCCTCAAAGGTGATAGCCCCCTGATTGTTCATAAGTGGAGCGAGAAAGCCAAGAAGATGATGCTGGATAAGCAGATGAAGGTCGCTACCACGAAAGGTCATGACGCGAAAGACCCGTTTGCCGATTTCGTAGATACTATCTATTTCCTTTCTGGCAAGCCCGAGAGAGCAACCCCGGAAGCGTTTGAGGAAGCTCTTTCAAACGGGGCACGGTTCGGCTTCCCCTCTGTCGGTGTCAAGGCTTCTGCGGTGTCTGCTGGCTTCCGTGCTGGTGTAACCAAGAACCTCGTCAGCATGAATGGTGCTTTCCATATTGACGAGGAATATGTCGAAATCAAGGGCGTTCCTCAAATCAGAGAAGACATGGTTCGTGTCGGTATGGGTACTGCCGATATTCGTTACCGTGCGGAGTTCCCTGAATGGTCTACCACTTTCGTTGTCAAATACAACGCTGGCGTAATTTCTCTGGCACAGCTTTGCAACCTCTTTAACCTTGGCGGGTTTGCCGTTGGCATTGGTGAATGGCGACCTGAAAAGGGCGGCACCTACGGACGCTATCATGTGTGCTGAGTAGGGCAGGCTTGCTAAGGCTCGGTATGTTTTGTCAGGTCAAGGCGTGTTGTGGCAGGCAAGGTCTGGTATGTTTTGTTTTGTTCAGGTGAGTTGAGGTCTGGCAAGCCAAGATACGGCAGGCTTGGTGAGGCGCGTTCGGGCGTGGCAGGTAGGGTACGGCGTAGTTGGTTAAGGCATGGTTCTGCGAGTCGAATTATGGCAGGCAAGGTTAGGTATGTTGCGTTCAGGTCTGTTATGTTGCGGTACGGCAGGCAAGGTTAGGCGGGGTGCGTTCCTGTAAGGTCTGTTTCGCTGGGGCATGGCAGGTGGGGCGGGTTCAGGTGTCGCAAGCCGGGTCGCTGTGGGTCAAGGTATCTTTCGTGAAAGGGGGTAAATACATGGTTTATCAATGGAAACCGCTGGCGTGTGTAAAAGCAAACGCTCAGGCGGTCGGGGAGCAGATGGAACAGCTCGAAGCCAGCAGCGGGTTGACTCCGAAAAGTCTGCTTGACGCAAACCGAGAAGAAGGTTCTCCCCTTCACGGTGAGTTTGAGTGGAATGACGGTATTGCTGCTGAGAAGTATCGGGAAAATCAAGCGGCATATTTCATTCGCCAAATCACGGTCAAGGAAGAACGTGCTTCTGGTGAGCAAATCTTGGTTAGGGCATTTGTGAACGTGGGAACAAATGACGGTCGCCGCTATTTAGGTCTGTCAAGGGTTCTTTCGGACGAAGACATGAGAGTGCAGTTACTCTCGGACGCAAAGGTTGAAATGCAGTCTTTCAAGGCTAAGTACGAAAGCCTGCAAGAATTGTCGATGGTCATTCGGGCCATGAATGAGGTTACTTCATGAAAAAGGTTTTTGGAGCACTCGCGTTTCTCTCGTTTTTTTACCTTATGGGTGTAGTCGGTTCTATCGAAAAAGAGATAATGACGCTGGGTGTTGGCGCAATTCATATGGCGGTTAGCCTTGTGTGTTTTGGCTTGTTCGGTAAGCTGTACAGTCTTTCGGAGTCGAAGCAAAGAAAAAGCCGCTGACGGAAGTACCAGTTCCATCAACGGCAAGCGAAAATGCTCAATCCGATTATATATCGGAAATATTCACTTGTAAAGGAGTGATTTAAATGAATGTCAACCGTAAAGTCGGCAACGGTTTTGAAAAATCGTTGTGTGAATATTTGTCCAATAAGGGCTTCTGGGCGCATAATCTCGCTCAAAACGCACAAGGTCAGCCGTTTGATGTGCTTGCCTCTCGTAATCGAGAAACACACCCGATCGATTGCAAGGTGTGTGAGAATGATATTTTTCGCCTGAGTCGAATCGAAGAAAATCAGCGATCCGCAATGACGCTGTGGGAAGCTACAGGTAACGGTACCGGCTGGTTTGCGCTGAGGGTGAAAGACGGAGATGTATACTTCATTTCGCTCTATACACTCAATAATTTGGCCGCGAAAGGTGTTAAGCAACTCAACGAAAGAGATATTCGCATGATGTGTATTTCCCTTGATGCGTGGGTGAGTCTATGCAAGTAACTGTTGGTAATCAGCTCCGAATTGAAAACCCGTCTGAGCAGTTGCTTACATGGTGCAAGAAGCAGCTCATCCTTTCTAATCCCGAATACATCAAGAAAAAACGTATGGGTTTCTGGACAGGCAATACTCCTGAGAAGTTGTATCTGTTCCAATGGGACGGTGATACGCTGGTTCTTCCCTACGGGTGTTTGAGCGATGTGTTGGCGATGGACGATTGCCACATGAGGGTCAATCTTCCCACGCCAACCGAGGTGGACTTCGGTTGCACCATTCCGCTCTATGATTACCAAGTGGAAGCCAAGGAAGCCCTGATAACAGCCTACTACGGTATCCTTCAAGCTCCTGCGGGGTGTGGTAAGACACAGATCGGAATTGCTGTTGCGGCAGATACAGGTCGAAGGACACTCTGGCTGACCCATACACGGGATTTGCTCGTACAGAGCAAAAGCCGAGCGGAGCAGTACATGAGTCCTTCTCTGACTGGCACGATCACCGAAGGTAGGGTTCAAATCGGTAAGGCAATCACCTTCGCAACGGTACAGACCATGTGCAACCTCGATCTGAGCCAGTACCGTGATGTTTGGGATTGTATCATCGTGGACGAGTGCCACCGTGTAGCCGGAACCCCGACCGCCATGACGCAGTTCTCAAAGGTGCTGAACGCTCTGGCAGCTCGACACAAGTACGGGTTGTCCGCTACGGTTCACAGGGCAGACGGTATGATTGCTGCCACCTACGCCTTGCTGGGCGGGATCGCCTATCAAGTGCCGGAGGAAGCGGTGAAAGACAAAATCATGACCGTCAGCGTTCTCCCCCGTGCCACCCATCAAGGACTCAGCCGTGAGTTTTTGGACACGGACGGTACGATCATCTATGCCAAGTTGGTCAATTTCCTCGCTGACCGTTATCCCCGAAACAATCTGATTGTCGCTGATCTTGTGGCAAACCGAGATCACTACAATCTCATTCTCTCTGACCGGCTGACGCATTTGGAAACCCTGATGAACAGGCTTCCGCCCGACCTGAGAAAACAGGCGGTCATGATTGATGGGAAGATGACCACGAAGAAAGCCAAGGCTCTCCGGGAGCAGGCCATTGAGGAAATGCGGCAGGGACGCAAGCGGTATCTGTTCGCTACCTACTCTCTGGCGAAAGAGGGGCTGGACATTCCACGGCTCGACCGGCTGTACCTGACTACGCCGCAAAAGGACTACGCTGTGATAACTCAGAGCATTGGTCGTATCGCTCGTACCTTCGAGGGAAAGGGTGAGCCTATTGCCTACGATTATGTGGACGATGGTATTCAGTACCTCGTGAGAAGTTACAAGAAGCGGTGTACCACCTACCGCAAGTGCGGTTGTAAATTCATCGAACAGGAGGTGTCGAAGTGAAGTTAGGCAGTCTGTTTGATGGCAGCGGGACTTGTCCTCTTGCCGCTTCTGCGGTCGGTATTATCCCGGCATGGGCGAGTGAGATCGAGCCTTTCCCGAAAGCTGTCACACAGTCCCGTTTCCCCAAGATGGTTCACCTTGGAGATATTACCAAGATGAACGGCGCAGAAATTGAGCCGGTCGATGTTATCACCTTCGGCTCTCCGTGCCAAAACCTCTCGATTGCTGGGAACGGTAAGGGTCTTGCTGGTCAGGAGTCTTCTCTATTCTTTGAAGCAATCAGAGTTATTCAGGAAATGAGGTGTGCCACCAATGGGAGATTTCCTCAAATCGTCATTTGGGAAAATGTTTATGGAGCTTTTAGCTCGACACAGGGAGAAGACTTCCGAACAGTCATCGAAACTCTCTGGAAAATCTGCGAGGGAAACGATAGCGTTCCTCGATATGCGGAAGACAAGCAAGGACGGCAAAAATGGCCGCACACTGGATTCGTCTTGGGAGATCATTCCTCTATCGCTTGGAGAGGACTTGATGCGCAAGGTTGGGGAGTTCCCCAAAGACGCAAGCGTGTCTTCGTTGTCCTCGATCTTGGAGGTCAATGTGCCGGACAGATACTATTTGAGCGTGAGGGCTTGCGAAGGGATTTTAAGAAGGTCAGAACAACGAGGGAAACAATTAGACCCACTGTTAAAACAAGCCCTTCTGAACACAATAGCGTATTCGCAGTTGAAAGCCACCCTCAAGACAGCCGAGTTGTCCTCCGCAGAGATGGTATCGTACAAACCCTCTCAGGACGAATGGGAACAGGGGGAGGTAATGTCCCGATAGCGGTTTTTAGCTTTGACTCTCTTGCTAGCAATAGCATGAAAAGTGCAAATCCGCATAGCGGGAGTAGACGAGTAGATGTTGCAAAAACGCTCGATTGTGCAGACCAAAGCCCTGCAAAAAATCAAGGCGGGTTATGTGTTATTCAGGCGCAAGCGTTTGGTCAGGCTTCCTATGATGAATATGCGCCCATCGGAGCAGATTTTTACAATCGGGCTATTACGGGGAATGTAACATCAACATTAAGAGCCGCTGCCCAGAAGGGGGTAGATGGTACACCTTGTGTGATTATTCCCTATACCTTGAAAATCCGTTCTGGCTGTGAGGGCGGTGGTGAAGGCGCTTTGGTACAGGAAGATAAGAGCGCAACGCTCTCATGTAACAATGACCAGACTCTCTTTGTTCCCACACAGACCGAGAACGGTGAAGTCATTTATCTGGCTCGAAAACTCACCCCTACTGAATGTGCTTCCCTTCAAGGGTTCGAGAAAGATTGGTGTGCGCTGGTTCCTCATAAGGACTCTGCGGAGTACAAGATGTGGGGAAACGGCATGGCTTTCCCTTGTATGCTCTACATCATGGAGGGTGTTCAAGAAGTCCTTGCTGAAAGGTATCTGGATAATCTCTTTGGAGGTGATACCGCTGAACCTTGAACCTTTCATTTTCGACTGCGAGGTGTTTGCCTACGATTGGCTTTTTGTCTTCAAGAATAAGGTCACGGGGGAATACACCGAGATTTGGAATGACAATGAAGCAGTCGAACAGTTCATGACCCAAGAACCCCTGTTGGCAGGGTTCAACAATAAGCATTATGACCAATTCATTCTGAAAGCGGTTCTCTCAGGTTTCACGCCGGAGGAAATCAAGGCGGTCAACGATTTCATCATCGTTGGTGGTCACGAGGGCTGGGAGTACGCCCCTCTCCGTGACTGCGGGATTTTCTTCGATCAATATGACCTGATGGACGATTGCCAGATGGGGTTGTCCTTGAAAGCAATCGAAGCGCACCTCGGAATGGACATTCGTGAAACCACCGTTCCATTTAACATCGACCGCCCTCTGACTGAGGACGAGAAGCGAGAGGTCGAGTTCTACTGCCGACACGATGTTGACGCAACCGACAGGCTGGACGATCTTCGTCAAGGCTACCTGTCCAGTAAGCTCACGTTGGGTCGTGAAAAGGGGCTGTATCCAGCAAAAGCCCTCTACATGACCAACGCCAAGCTGACCGCTGCTTACCTTGACGCAGAGCAAAAGCCGCACTATGACGAGCGGGAATATCAGTATCCGCCGAAATTGCTTCGTCAGTACATTCCGCAGGAAGTGTTCGATTTTTTTGAACGGTTGAAGGACAAGAGTATTCCTGACGAAGTGGTGTTCAAGGAAAAGCTCGATTTGATGGTAGGCGGTTGTCCTTGTACCATCGCCTATGGCGGGATTCATGGGGCTATCCCGTGTTACCGAGAGGAAGCCACAGAAACCCGCTCTATCCGCAACAAAGATGTTGCAAGCTATTACCCGCACCAGATGACCTTGAACGGTTATTGTAGCCGAAACATTCCCTCTCCCGATGTGTATGCCGCCACCATTGAGCGGCGCGTTAAGGCAAAGAGGGCTGGTGATAAGGCTACGGCAAACGCCTTGAAGCTGGTGCTGAACACCACCTACGGAGCCATGCTAAACCGCTATAACGACCTGTATGACCCGCTCATGGGGCGCTCGGTCTGTATCTCAGGCCAGTTGCAGTTGCTCGAAATGGCGGAACATCTTGTTCAGGACTGCCCCACCTTGAAGATCATCCAGCTCAACACCGATGGTATCATGGTCAGCCTTGATGACTGCGATGTGCCGATGTATCAGGAGATCACGCAGGAGTGGCAGGACAGAACCGGCTTCGAGTTGGAGGAAGACCTTATCAAGATGATCTGCCAGAAAGATGTGAACAATTATGTCGAGGTTCCCTTTGAGGGCGACCCTAAAATCAAGGGTGGCGTTCTCGTTCGTGGGATTGCCCCGGCAGGAGCGTTCAACATCAACAACAACGCCTGCGTGGTTGCCAAGGCCGTCAAGGATTATCTGGCCTATGGTGTTCCGGTCGAAGATACCATCATGAGTTGCGATCGCCTGCTGGACTTCCAGTTGGTCGCCAAGGCTGGGAGTAAGTATGGTGACGCTCTCCATGAGGTAGACGGTCAGATGGAGATCGTACAGAAGGTCAACCGAGTATATGCCACGGAAAATCATCGGTACGGAACCCTCTACAAAGTCCACCTTGGCACCGGCAATCCCGTCAAGATTGCTGGACTCCCCGCAAAATGTGTCGTAGACAACGACAATCACCTGACGATTGATGTGGTTGACCGTGACTGGTATATCCGGCTGGCACGGCGTTATGTCCGAGATTTTCTTGGAGAGAAGCCGCCCAAGCGAAATACCCGTAGAGTCAATTCCATCAAGAAAAAATTATTAGAAATGTTGGAGGTATAACTATGGCTACTACCAAGAAAACCGCTGAGACTGCGGCGGTGGATTATTCCACCATGAATGTATTCCAGAAGTTGCAGCTTGCCCGTGTGCGCTTCCTCGAAGCTGGTGTGGACAAGAGCGGCACGCACATGAAGCTCGAATATAAATATTTCGAGCTGGCAGACATTGTTCCCAAGGCCGAGCAGATTTTCCTTGAAATCGGCCTGATGATGGTTCCGTCCATGTACGGCGATAAGGCGACCGCTCGTGTCTACAATGTCAATGACCGTGAGGACTTCATTGATTTTGTTGCACCGTACACCCCCATCGCCCCCATCGTGTCCAACGCTGGCAATCAGGTCACAAACGAAATGCAGGCGACCGGCAGCTCCATCACCTACATTCGCCGCTACCTGTGGCAGCTCGTTCTTGACATTGTGGAGCATGACAGTATCGACAGTGGCGAGTTTGACACGACTCCCGCTCCTGCCGTCACCAAGAAGCCGCCTGTGACCACCGCACAGCGTCAGGAGATCAAGAAAGAACTGACCGGGGCTCCTGCTGGTGCGGCTACCGAGGAACAGGTCGGTACGCTGAAAAGTCTGCTAAAAAAGCTCTTGGATATTGACGCAGAGCAGGAACAGTTCGTGCAGACCATCGCCATGAAGACCGAGGGCTTTTCCAAGATCGAAGCCGACAAGTGTGACGCTCTGATCGAGGGCGTGAACGATATGCTGGCTGGCTACGAAATGAAAGCGACAAAGGAGGGCTAAAGTGTGGAATGGCTTGACGGCAACAAAATCCGGATTATCCCTCCCAAGCGTCCTAAGAAGCTGACTGGTACTCGCTTTGCCACTATCCTCGGTCTGAACCCGTGGTCTACGCCGTTCGAGATTTGGTGCGAAGTAACTCGCACCTATCAGAAGCCGTTCGAGGATACGATTTACACCATCGCCGGTAAGACCATCGAGCCTAAGCAGGCCGCGTACATGAAGCAGACCTACTTCATGAGTAATCTGGTCACGCCGACCGATGTTTGGGGAGAGGATTATTTCCACAAGACCTACGGTGACTTCTTCAAAGAAAGCCCCGTTCTTGGCGGTATGTGGGACTACTTGCTCTATGGCAAAGATGGCAAGCCCACCACCGTCCTCGAAATGAAGACTTCCAAGCGTGTCGAGGACTGGAAAGACGATATTCCTGAGTATTACGCTTTGCAGGCGGCGTTGTACGCTTACCTTCTCGGCGTGGACGAGGTTATCATGGTCGCGTCCTTCCTTGAACCCAAGGACTACGATGACCCTGAGAAGTTTGTGTGCAGTGGTGAGAATACCATCACCCGTCCCTTCAAGGTGTCTGAGCGGTATCCTGACTTCGAGAAGAAGTATGTGAAGCCTGCCCTGAAATGGTGGAAGGACTATGTGGAGAGCGGTATTTCCCCTGCTTTTGACGAGCGAAAGGACGCTGAAATCCTGAAAACCCTCCGCACCAACAACCTGTCTCCTGAAACGGATATGGTGGCGCTGGTCAAGGAAGCCGAAGACCTGAAAGTCAAGCTGGATGCTCACGCCGCTGAGGTGGCTGAGGACGAGAAGCGGTACAAGGTCTTGACCGACATGATTAAGAAAGCCGCAATCGCTCAGTTTCGTGACGGTGACAAGAAGGTGTCTATCGTTGGCTCTACCTATAAGTGGGAAGTCATCCACACTTCTACCACGAAGATCGACAAGGACGCTATGGAAGCGGACGGTATTCTGGCAAAGTACGCGACCACTGAGGACAGCTACCGCATTTCCCTGAAAACCCGGAAAGAAGGTGCGTAATGAAAAAATTCCGTGTTTATGGTCATACGACAGTGGTTTGCAGTATGGTCGTTGAAGCAAAAAACGAAGAAGAAGCACTCGAAAAAGCAACTGACGAGTTCGGCGGACTCACGAATTACGCAGGAATGGGAAGCTGTGACTGTCTCGTTGGCGTCCTCACTTCCGAGGATGAACGGTGCGTTTTCCCGGATTCTGAAATCGAATTTGATGATTGCGAGGAGGTTTAATTATGAAGTTTTCTAAATTCGTGAAGTCCCTCGCCCCTGATGGCGGCGCTATCTACGAGTACATGGACGAACGCTGGCTTGCTTCCCCGTCCGTACTTATGCTTATTCCCGATGGTATCCGCAGCGTGACCGGGTACAGCAACGAGAAAATGCCTGACGGCATTGGTCGCCTGATTTCTCAGGTCGGTTGCACAGAGTACGCCACGCTGGTCAAGGCAATCATGCCTGAGCCGGACGGCGCAATCAAGGATTGTGTTCGCATCTTCGCCACGCAGGACAGCACCATGACCCTTCCCATCACCAATGATGATTGGTCGCTGATCGAGAAATCTGACTTCTGCGAAATTCTGTACGCTTACGATCTGGAAAGCGATAAGAGCGTACCGAAAGCCCTGCTGGTCAAGCAGTACGCTAAATATCCCGACGACGAAGACCAGTTGGTTGGTATCATCTTCCCCTGCGAGTACACAGAACAGCTTAATTTTTATACCATAAAGGAGGACAAAAACAATGGCTAAAATCGGACTCACCGAGGGTTTCACCCTCATTCCTGAAGGTACTCACGTCTTTCAGATTACCGATGTAAAGTACAAGGAAGACTTCGGCAAGCTGGAAATTTATATGCAGACGCAGACCGGCAGTAAGCACATCGAGCGCTTCTCTCTGCTGAACACCAATGGCTCTCCCAACGAGGGTGCATACAACGCTTTCAGCTACTTTGCCAAGACCGCCCTCAACAATTTCGACCTGACCGAGATCGACCACACCGACCTGATTGGTCACTTCATCGAGTGCGATGTGGAGCATAATGTTCAGGAGAACAAGAGGAAGCCCGGACAGAGCATTACCTTCGTCCGTTTGACGGATAAACGCCCCTCTGAGGGCTGGGACGGCTCTAGCGATACGGTAGCTGCCTCTGCTGTTAAAACCGCTCCTGCGGCTTCTCAGGCCGCTCATAAGACCCCGATGGATTTGGCAGCTCTCCTTGACTGATAGCGGGTGCGAGGGAGGGCTAAAATAAAACGCTCTCCCTCGCCAATGGTATGTTGAAAACTATGTTGAAAGTGAGGATAAGCTACAATGGCAGAAGCCTATTATTGTTCGCTCTCCAAGGTTCAGCACCACGCTGAAATCTGCAAGGAGATCAACGATCTTTACGAGCGTAAGAACTATGACTACGGTGACAGCTTTCACCAGACCTTCGTGGAAGAAGGAATGGCGATGGCTCGTATTCGGTTGGGAGATAAGTTCAGCCGCTTTAAGACCCTCTCCCGTGGCGGTGGGCAGAAGGTCAATGACGAGTCTATCCGGGACACCCTGATTGATCTCGCCAACTACGCCATTATGACTGTGCTGGAAATGGAGGTGACGGAAGATGTTGCAGATTAAAACCATTCGGGATCGTCTGGACTATGCCTCCTTCTTTGACAATGAAGTAAATGCGGCTCTGCGTGACGGGTGGACTCTGAAAAAGAGAACCGTTCTGCGGCCTGTTGAGCAGCGCAATGCCACTCACACTCACATAATGTTGTATGCAGAGTTGGAGAAGGAGGTCGCTGACGATGACGCTGAATGATTATCAGAAAGCCGCCGAGCGCACTTCCGGCGACCTGACTTCATGGGATAAGGTTCGCAATGGCTGTTACGGTCTGAACGGCGAAGCCGGAGAGTGCATTGACATTCTGAAAAAGACCGAGTTTCAGGGCCATGACTTTGACCCGATGAAGATGGTTGACGAGCTGGGCGATGTTCTCTGGTATGTCGCACAGTTGGCGACCGGCTTGGGTGTTACCCTCGAATATGTGGCACAGCACAATGTCGATAAGCTGCTGGCTCGTTATCCTAACGGGTTCGACAGCGAAAAAAGTATCCATAGGAAGGAGTACGAGCAGCATGAAAATCATTGAACCTTCTGTGGAGCTTATCAACGCTCCTGATTATAAGACCCTCCTGACCACCATCGAAGCCGCTGGGCGTACTTGCTACAAGTCCGAGGATAAAATCACGGACGGAAGTGCGGAGAAATTCGTCCGGGGCATTATCAAGCGAGGTCACGAAGCTGTCATTGAGCATGGTTCTCTCACTGTTCGCTTCATCTGCGACCGGGGCGTGAGCCACGAGATTGTCCGTCACCGTCTGGCGGCGTTTTGTCAGGAATCCACTCGGTACTGCAACTACGGTAAGGAGGGCTTCGGTAGCGAGATCACCGTCATTCGCCCCTCTACGTTTGATAAAGAAGATTCTACATACCGGATTTGGCAACGAGCGTGTAAGCAAGCGGAGGTTGCCTACTTTGATCTGCTGGACGAGGGTTGTACCCCTCAGGAAGCTCGATCTGCCCTTCCGAACAGCTTGAAGACTGAGGTGGTCATGACCGCCGATATCAGAGAATGGCGTCATTTCCTAAAACTGCGGTGTGCTGCTGCGGCTCACCCCGATATGCGAGTCGTTGCCAATATGCTCCTGACCCTGTTGAAACAGACCTACCCCGTCTTCTTTGAGGACATTGAGTCATGAGGGTGAAGAAAGCTGGCGGCAAGGTGTTCGGTGCGGTCTTAACTGCCGCCGAGAAGAAAGCGATGGAGATGGAAATCAATCGTCAGATCGTGGAAGCCGACAGGCGCTATGCCGATGACATTGACGCTATGGTGCTTTATACCCTCCATGTTCACCTTGGTTTCGGCATGAAACGCCTGCGGAAGTTCCATGACGCTTTCTCCGCCGAGCATGACCGCCTTATCCAGTATTATCAAATGCCGGACGATTACACATGGCTCTGCAAAGAGATGTTGAAGCGTATTGGCGTTGATATTGAAGCATGGAACCGTGAAAGGAGAGAATCTAATGAAACTGAAAAGCATTGACGGCAAAGTGCCGTATATCATGGCTGCTGGAAAGGACTTCACGAAAGATGAAATGTCACTTGCGGCGGCAGAGCAGATTTGTTCCCGTGGAACGAAGACCACCAGCAAGCTCTTTCCCGATTTCCCCATCTGCGTAGATGACAAATTCTATTTTGCTGGAACCTCGACAAAGCCCAAGTCCAGCAAGTCCAAGACCCCTTGCGAGAGCTAACAATTACAATCTCCCTATGGTTCGTCATCATTATCACCGTTCTCTGTTGGAAAATGCCCACGGTTGAGGTTGAAGAACCTTCTCCCGTTGTCGAGGTGGTAGAGGTAGTCACCCCGGAGTCAGAGCCGGAGGTGACACCTCAGCCGCGGACAGATGAGGAAGTGATTGTGTTGGCGAAAATGCTATGGGGAGAAGCCAGAGGGGTCAGCTCTGACGCTGAGAAAGCTGCTTGTGTATGGTGTGTGCTCAACCGGGTCGATCATGGCTACGGCGATATTATAACGGTCGTGACTGCACCCAAACAATTCGTAGGGTACAACGCGAAAAATCCGATCGATGACGATTTGATTACTCTCTGTATAGATGTGTTATCCCGCTGGTATGCAGAGAGGGAAGGTCAGGTTGAGGTTGGTCGTGTCCTCCCTGCGGATTACTTATGGTTCTCTGGCGATGGCGAGAGAAACCACTTCCGCAACGCCTACCGTGACGGTGATAGATGGGACTGGTTTTTGCCCAGCCCGTATGAAAGCTGAGGTGGCAACAATGTATGAGAATATACCCGCTGAACTTCGAGGGGAAAAGGCATGGGTCAATGTGTGGAACGGGTCGAAAGTTCCCATGCAGGCCACTGTCAGAAAGGCGGCTTCTTCATCTAACCCGGATACATGGTCAAATTACATTGACGCTGAACACAATGTCCAGCATGGCTACTATGACGGTCTTGGCTATGTATTTCATGGCAACGGGATAATCGGTATCGACATCGACGATGGCTTTACTGATGGGCTTCTGAACCCGCTGGCGGCTGACATTATCGGTCGTTGCCACTCCTACACGGAAAAGTCCAGAAGCGGTAGAGGGGTTCACATTCTCGTTCGTGGCGAGTTGCCCTTCAAGGGCAAGAACAATCGTGCCGCCGTGGAGATTTACAAGAGCAATCGGTATTTCATTATGACCGGCGAGGTTTTGATCTTCTCCGAGATCGTTGAAAACCAGTCAGCGATTGACTATGTGATCGAGAAGTATTTTCCCGACACACCGAAGGAAAGTAGCTCAGGTACGGTTGTCCCTCAGCGTATCTATTCTCCCATCTATCGCCGCCCTGAAAACGGTAAACTGCGTTTGAAGCCCGAATACCCGCCTATCACACCGGGAAGTCGGAACCTCAGCCTGACTTCTCTGGCGGGTCAGCTCCACAACCAAGGATACACCAAAGCGGAGATTTACAAAGAGCTGTTGTACGCCAACTCCCAAGCCTGCAAGCCCCCTCTCCCGCAGTCCGAGATCGAGTTAATTGTAAATTCGATAACGAGGTATAAAAGATGACTACTGGTATCCAATGCTGTTACAAATGCCCGGACAGGCATCCGGGTTGTCACGCCAAGTGCGAACGATATCAAAAAGAACACGCGGACTACTTGCGCCGTAAGGAAATCGAAAATAATCGGCGGAAGAAAATACGTGATCTTGATATCTTTGACCGCTTTAATTATTGGAGGTAAGCATGGAAAATGCGATTGACAAATATTGTCCGCTCAATCCGAGCGAAGATCAAGCCTTGTTATGTTCTGGCGAGAAATGCGCATGGTGGGACGAAGACTCGCAGGCTTGCCTCGCTGTAGCGCTGGTAAGAGCAATTAAAAAAAGGAAGTGAGAATATGGCTGATGAAATCACAACCGTCCCCGAAGAACAGGAGCTTTTCCAGCTCTCCAACGGTCGCTACATCATGGACGAAGCTCAGTCCAGAGTGATGTTTCAGATCAAGGAAGCACAGCCTGAGCATAGCCACCCGATCAGCGGCACGGGGTATTCATGGGACGAGTCTGGCATGGCAGAGCTGTTCTCCGAGTGCTACAAGAATGATACCCGCTACTGCCCCGAAGCGAAAAGCTGGTTTACTTACAAAGATGGTGCATGGCGCAAAGACACGGGTTCTCTGCTGGTAGCGGAGAAGATCAAAGAGTTCTGCCGCCTGATGGCTCTCTACTGTGGCGAGATCGCCAACGAAGAACGCCGCACCGAGTACATGAAGTTCGTCGCAAAGATGGGCGACCGGCGCTTCCGTGACCGGCTGATGAAGGACGCTGCCAGTGTACTTCCCATCGCTTCGGCAGAGTTTGATGCAAATCCCTACCTTATCAACTGCAAGAACGGCACTTTCGACCTCGAAAAGATGGAGTTTCGGGAGCATGACTGGCACGACTTTCTGACCATGCAGACCAACTTCAACTACACCTTGCAGGACGCACGGTGCCGCCGCTGGGAAAAGTTTATTGCGGAGGTCACTTGTAATGACGAAGACAAAGCTGACTATCTGCAAAAGGCGCTGGGGTACTCTATGTTGGGCGTAGCAAATGAGGAATGTATGTTCATTCTCCACGGCAAGACCACTCGCAACGGCAAGTCCACCATGCTCTCGGCAATTCATCACCTTCTCGGTGATTATGCTTCCGTGTCCCCCGTGTCGATCATCTGCAAGGCAGAACGCTCGAAGAACGCCGAAGCAGCGAACCCCATGCTGGCTTCTTTGAAAGGCAAACGGTTTGTCACGATGGCAGAGAGTAATCAGTATGGCAAGCTGGACGAGGAAACAATCAAGCAGCTCACAGGCGGCGAGGAAATCAAGGCTCGAAACCTCTATGAAACTGCCACGACCTTTCTGCCGCAGTTTACCCTTTGGCTCTCCTGCAACGATCTTCCCACCGTCAGTGACAAGTCCCTGTTCGCTTCCGATCGTGTGCGGGTCATTGAGTTCAATCGTCATTTCATCGAAGCGGAGCAGGACAAGAATCTGAAAAATGAGTTTCAGACGCAGGAAGCTATGCAGGGCATTTTCGCTTGGCTGGTCGCCGGGTACTTCAAGTACAAGCGTTTTGGCCTGAAAATGTCTCCCGCTATGCGGAAGGTGGTCAACCAGTACGAGCGTGACAACGATCTGTGCTTGCAGTTCCTCGAAGAACGCTGTGAGCAGGCTGATGGTGTCAACACTCGCTCGAAGTCCCTTTTTGACGCTTACAAGATTTGGTGCAAGTCCAACGGGTACTTTGCCTGTTCCGCCAAACGGTTCAACGCCGACATGGAAACGCACCCTGAGTGGCACGGCGGCAAGGTCGTGTATCAGGGCTACCCCGTCTACAAGAACCTCAGACTGAAAGGAGCGTCTTGATATGCCTGAATTGAAACCCGGCCCCTTTTGCGGCGGAAAGGCGAGGCTGATATACGTCTATCAAATGAGCGTCGTGAAATGCCCAAAATGCAAAACACTTGGGAAGGCTTTCCCCGACTATTATGAGCAAGGCGACGGTAAGGGAAAGGCAATCGAATTTTGGAACAGGAGGGCAGACAATGACAGCAACCAATGAAGAACTCGCCCTACTGGAAAAGTGGAAACGAAAACTCTGCTTGCAGGAGTGGCGGATAAAGCTGTTGACCCACCTACACCCCGAAGAAATGACGATGAGTGATGCCGCAGGCTGTACCGAGTGGTCAGAATCAATTAAGACCGCTCGTATCGAGATCATCAACCCCGCCTGCTATGGCGACCGCATTGTGCCGTTCAATTTTGAAAAAACATTGGTGCATGAGCTGTTGCACCTGAAATTCTCTTTCTGGTGTCAGAACGAAGATGATGTTGGGGATAGAGTCATGCACCAGATGATTGACGATCTCGCAAGAGCTTTGACGGAAGGGGACAGCCAAGAGTTTGACTTTACGCCGGTGGTGCATGGGCGGTGGATTCGACCACACTGGAAGAACAGTAATTATTGCTGTGACTGTTCGGAATGCGGCGGGGAGGCAATGCACAGAGACTATCAGTGGGATAAAAATGGCATCTACCCTATCTGCCCCAACTGCGGGGCGAAGATGGACGGAAGGGGACAGTGATGAAGACTGAGAAAAAGAACCTCCGCCGTATTTCCATCGTAGTCACGGCACAGACCAAGGGCAACCTTGAACGGCTGGCAGCGGTCTGCGGTTACTCGGAGATCGGTCGAGTGGTTGACAAACTCACCCGTGAGAAGATGATCTCCCTCCACAACTTTGAAAGGAAGGAAAGGCATCATGGGTAACGAAAAATGGGGAAACTACACACAAGAGTTTGAATTTACGCCGGACGCAGAAGAAATCAAAAACGTACAGGAACTTTTGGATCGACCGTACTCTTGTACTGATTTTTCACCGGCTGCTCGATGTGCAGTACAGATGCTCTTAAAATATGCGCGTGAAGAACACTTCCAGCACCTTAAATTTAAATCCAATTCTTTGGAACTGTGTGAGGACTGCGCAATTTATGAAGAGATGCTCGTGCATAAAGATAGGATGATCGACGACCTGCGCCAGCAGTTGTCGTTTATGCAGCAGGCGCGGTGGGACGCGGGGGTGTGAATATGGACGTGGCAGAATTTTTTAGCGAACTCAGACGGATGTGTAAATCGTCCAGTGATTGCGCAAAGTGTGAGTATCACGGTGACAGATGCGATAACGCCATTGAGCTTTTTGAAAAAACCGTTGCGATGGTGGAACAGTGGTCTCGGGAGCATCCGCGCAAGACGCGGCAGAGTGTGTTTCTGGAGCAGTGGCCGGAAGCGAAATTATTTGTTGGCGCCATAGATATTAAGCCGTGCAGTCTCGTAGCGTCTCTTCGGTCAGAGTGTCCCAAGACTTCTTGCTATGATTGCCGCCGCAAGTTCTGGATGCAGGAGGTGGAGTGATGGGTTGCGATACTTGTGTATTTTGCCCGCCAAGCGCTTGCGACGGTAAACCGTGCTGCGTGTGTGACACTGACGATGTATTGTTTAACTGCTATCAACCAGCTTGTGAAAAGGAAGGTGCTGACAATGGATGAATACGAACTTGAACTGTGCCCGTTCTGTGGTGGTAAAGCCCAAGTCCGTTATACGGGCTGTGGAAGTGGCAGTCATGGCTACACCTCCAATATCCTGATGAGAAGCAAGGCCGGGTTCGTTGTATGCCTGAAATGTGGATGCCGGACGCCAATTCACGGCAAAGTATCTCGCGCTATAAACAAGTGGAATAGGAGAGCTGACAATGGCGGAATACATTGAGCGCGTAACGGCGTAGGAGTGGATTTCGGTCAAGGATAGGTTGCCTAAAAACAATGAGATCGTGATAATCTGCACAGATAAAAACTTCATATATGCCGGTGAGTTGATTGGAGATACTTGGTTTTTGGATAATGATAGTTGGACGGCAACTGTTACCCATTGGATGCCACTTCCCCAGCCGCCGACACAAGAAAACGTGTAGACAAAGATATTCATCTTATTCCGAAAGGAGGAAGCACAAAATGGTAATGACAAAGGGCGAGAGTATGCGTAAAGCACGTAATAGGGCTAAGATGTCAGCGGCACAACTGTCGCGGATTTCAGGTGTGCCCACAACTACGATCTACGCACTGGAACGCAGCACGGCGCGAAATGGGCGAATTGATACTATCGAGCTGCTTGCAGACGCATTGCGGATTAGCATTGATGAATACATCGGACGCCGCCGTTAGGTGATAAAGGTGATAAAGGTGAGTGTTTTTGCAAAGACTTTTTTCAAATTGGCGTGTTTTGAAAAATTGTTTTTTGTATTTTAGGTGAGTTAGGTGAGTAATCGGGCATAAATGCCTATAACTCTCTCTTATACGCGCGTATATAGAAATAGTTATAGGGAAATGCACCCGATTACTCACCTTTATCACCTTGGCGACTTTGAAAGGAGAAAACGACTATGGCAGATGAAATTGTGAAAAAGCGAACTCGGCCTGATCGTAAGGAAGCCATGAGCGTTCATACAGAGCCGGGTGACAATAGAAAATATCTGGAACATTCGATGGTCATGCTGGACTGGTCTGATGTGAATGTGAGAGAACCTGAACAGGTCAAAGAGCGTATGGGTATGTATTTTGCTCTGTGCGCTCAGGACGATATGAAGCCTTCGGTTGCTGGTATGGCATTGGCTTTTGGAGTTGATAGAAAGACGATATGGGCATGGGCAAATGGAGTGGATAGTAAGACGCTACCCGCCGAGAGCCGTAACTTAATTAAAAAGGCGTATCAACTTTTGAACGCTCAGATGGAAAGTTATATGCAGAACGGGAAGATCAATCCGGTCGCCGGTATCTTCCTGATGAAGAACAACATGGGCTATGCGGACAAGCAGGAGGTCGTGTTGACACCCAACCAGCAGCTCGGAGATCAGGTACCCGCCGAGGACTTGGAGAAGAAGTACCTCGAAGATGTGGTTGGGGCATCCGGCGACTATGACTCGGAGGACTGAGCGACTTTCACGACTTTTGCGACTATGGCTTACGACTATGCCGAGCGACTTTACGACTTTCCCACGACTTTTGCGACTTTCGCCCGAACGACTTTGCGACTTTCCGGCGAGGGTCTGCGACTTTGACAGAGCTGCCGATCTCTCCACGGGGTCGGCGGCTTTTTCGCTTCATGGGGAAGGCCGTCCCGCTCCCGGCTGATCGGCGGCGTGAGTGTTGCCGGGGTTCCGGCCTGATCGGGATCGGTGTTTTGTCCTTTATAATGTATCGTGTGAAAAAGTGTAGTTTTTCAGACGGTTGCAAGCGTCAATAAAAAACTTGATAAAATATCAATAGAACACTTGACGATCAATAAAACGCTTGATATACTCAAATCATCAATAAAACGCTTGATAACCAAATTTGAGTTTGAAAGGGGTTCACATTATGAAAAAGATTTTTGATTTACCTGTTTGCGGTTCTGATCGGGCAAAAAGTTTTTACGGGAAGGCAAAAGTTATTGAAACGGAAAACGGCGAAAAAGTTTTACAGTCCTATAATACTTTTGTTTGCCGTATCACGGCGGCGCGGCGGTTCGTTCGTATGTGGGGTGGTTATTCTGCTACTACAATGCGCCATGTAAATAGTTTTCTGTCGTTCTATGATATGAGCGGCGGCGGGAAATCATGGTGGAATGCGCTTCCAGTGGAGGAAAAGCCCCATTACAGTATGGCCGCGGATATGACACCCGCCGAAAGTTTGAAAGCTATGTACGCGCGGCGTGCTGCTAATAACATGAATTATTGAAAGAGGTGTACCAAATGAAATTTAAGACAACACAAAAGGAAATCCGGGCGAATTACAATGAAATTATTTGCGTTCCCTATTGCGGATTGCAAACCCTGCTGAATTATGAAAGTCCGATTGCATACACGGTGCGCCGGGAAGGGTGGGCCGCTGATATTTATGATATGGGCGGCGGGATTGCCATTGTGACGGGGTATGCCCCATTCGGAAACATTCGCCCGTCTTATGAATTGCGGGAACGGTATGAAAAACAAGCCGAAAAAATCCGGGAGTATTACAGCTTTGATTATGAAAAGTGTAAAGTCCGTTTGCATGGCGCTATTTGTGAATTTATCGAGGAGGTAACACGCCATGAATAAAAGGGAATACTGCGAAAATCGGAAAAGCATTGCCTATTATAGCGGCCTGAATGGGCTTGAAATTAAGGGCATTGAATACGGCATAGATGATTATATTTATTGCGTTTCCGGTGCATGGGGCGGCGGTAAAGCGTATCACCGGTGCAAAATACAGTATACCCGGAACGGAGCAGCGTTTTTCCGGGTATATGGGCGCCGGGTGCCGTTGGACGAATGTATTAGAACGGGGGTTTGAATTATGAAATATTGGCAATTCGTGAATTGGGAGCCCGCGCCGCTTGAAAGCGTGTTAAAATCCCGTGTTGCTGTTGCTATTGCAGCATACGAAAACGGCGATAAAAACGCCATAAAGGAATATTATAGGCAATCCGCGACAGCGGAAACACTGAAAAATCCCGTTGTTAAAATTGGCGGATGGGCATTTTCCTTGCGTGAATTTTGCCGGGTGTATTGGGTGAAAACCCGCTATTATGGAATTATGGAGCTATACGCACCGAATAAGTCGGCTATTTATGCCGTATTAGGGCGGTATCATGTTTTGAAAATTGTGGAGGTGGGATAAGATTGTATATTATTCTTCTGCTGCTTTTCCTGCCGGTGCAAATTTTGGCCGAAATCTTGAAAATGAACAAATAAAGGGGGTCAATATTATGGCAAAATATCAGGGTGTTATTATTGATCGGGCACACATGGATATGCTGCAAAGCGCTATCGACGCGGCGCAAGGCCGGGCACGTGTGCGCATTATTTGCGCAGAAGATATCATTGATACGTGCGAAAGCGTGCAAAGAAAACTAGATATCTCACAAACGGCGCTAGAGGGTACGCAAATTACTGTTGATCGGCACGCGCAGAAATTCCCGGCCGTCTATAACGGCCGCCCTGAAAGCACGATTTTTCGCGCCGTTTATGCCGGGCGCAAGTGGCGTCTGCTAGACGTATACCGCGATAATACCCGCCGACCGGGGCACGGAACGTTGATTGTATTAACTGACACGGCAAAATCCGCGGTACTTGCGGCCGCGTGTGAGTATTAAACAATAAAATATATTTCAGGCCGCCCCGGTGCTATTCCGGGGCGGTTATTTTTTTTTGCGCTTTTCCGGCCTGATCGGGGCGGCGTGAATGGGTGACGGGGGGGGATGGGGGATATATCAACGACAGCGAGGGTGGGGTTAGCTGAAAAATACCCGCAAAAAATAAAAAGGTCAATTTCAAGAAAACGCTTGACAATAAAACACTTGATATGTATAATAAAGCCGAGGTGATAAACGTGAGAGGTCGAGAAATCCTGAAAGAGATCATGGCTTCCAAGTCTCTTTCCAACGCTGAACTCGCAAAAAGACTCAATGTCTCTAACGCTACCATTTGGGAACGCTTGAACAACAAAAATGTCAAGGACATTCCGGTGTCCCTGCTGACCACCATGCTCAGAGCGATGGATTATAAGGTCATCGTTGTTCCTGCCAATACCCGTCTGCCGGACGGTGGATACGAGGTGGAGTGAACCATGAAATACTTCCTTGGTCGTGTGTCCAGCAAGGAACAGAACCTTGCTCGGCAGCTCAAGGTCGCTCGTGAGAAGTTCGATATTCCTGACGAGAATGTGTACTGCGACAAGATCACGGGAAGCAGCTTCGACCGTCCTCAGTACAATACTCTGAAAGCCATTGTGCGGGAAGGTGATGAAGTCATCGTTAAGGAGTTCGACCGCTTTGGGCGCAACAAGGACGAAATGAAGCGAGAACTGGAATGGTTCAAGCAGAAGGGCGTGATCGTCCGTATCCTCGACATTCCGACCACGCTGATTGACTTCAAAGACCAGACATGGGTGCTGGAAATGGTCAACAACATTCTGATTGAAGTCCTCGGTGCTGTTGCCGAGCAGGAGCGTAAGAAGACCAAGCAGCGGCAGGCTGAGGGTATCGCCGCTATGCCGGTTGTCGATGGCAAGCGGGTATCGGTGAAGACCGGCAGAGGGTTCGGTAGACCCGCTTCCGAGATTGATGACGAGCAGTTTGGAAAACTCGCTCAAAAACAAAAAGACGGTCTTATTACCGTGGCGGACTGTTGCCGGGAACTCGGCATTAGTCGGTCTACATGGTATGATCGAGTAAGAAAGGCTGGGTGAATATGAAGTCAAAGAAGAAAAGGCGTTGGCTTTGGATTGTCGTAATTATTATCGCAATTAGTTCGATAATCGCCATCTTCGGGCAAGACGATGGCTCAACGGGGAATAGCGATTCCAAGATTGAAGTTACTTCTACACCAGAGCCTCTAACGAACGAAGTGGGTACGGCCACCTTCGATGAGATTTATAGAGCCTATAAAGATAACGAGCTGGTGGCGGATGATATGTATAAGCATAATCGTTATCAAATCACGGCTAAGATCGATGGGATGACGAACGATGGCCTATTTAATCTTACTGGTGGAGCAACCCTGACTCTTGAAACTAAAGTTGATAACACTATTGTTGTTTTCTATGCTGAGTTCGAGAAAGACCAAGAAGATAATCTTAAAACCGTAAAAGTCGGAGACACGATTACCTTTATTGGGGAATGTCTTAGCGCGGGATCGTGGTCAGATTGTGAGATGATAGCCCAATGAAATATTTTTTCAAATTTATTGGTTTTATGATTGAAGTGATATTTGTCCTTTTGGTGTTGGCGTTTATCATTCCCAAAATTTTATAATCGGCTTCTGCAAGGGCAGGAGTGACAGCCATGACGGGCTATCTGTGTAGAAATGCACGGGTAGCTCGTTTTTTTGTTGGAAAGGAAATGCACATGAATTATGAAAAACTCTCCGGCTCCATTCGAGCCGTGATCGACCGCCGACCGGGAGATAATGGGGCGTACAGCGACCTCTTTTCTCTGTGCCGGGAGTGGGAAACCGAGGATTTCTCGGCGGCACATAAGATGAATAAGGAGCTGCTGGCGCTTTCCGCAGATCAGGTAGTTCGTGGAGGCGGAGCGAAGTTCTATGAACAGTGGCGGCGGTGTCTTCTCTTTGAAGCGCCCCATGATTTTGACTCTTTCATGACCTACATCGAACTCGACCGCAAGCCGGAAAAGCGGTTCTATGCCCCTCGCAAGCACTATCTCAGGCCGATGGTACAGGGGTTTCAAGATGTTCTGGACGGGAAGCTGCGCCTTTTGACGATCTCCATGCCGAAACGAGCGGGAAAGTCTCAAACGGGCATCAATTTCGTGAATATGCTCTCTGGAAAGTTCCCTGACCGCTCTACCCTGATGGAAGGGACAGGCGATGACCTTGTAAAGAGCTTCTATAACGGCTGTCTGGAATACCTGACCGTTCCCAACGAGTACTTGTTCTACGATGTATTCCCGGACGCACGACTGGTGCAGACCAACGCCGACACGAAGACGGTGAACCTGAAAAGCAAGTCCCGTTTCCCCACGATCATGTGTCGTTCCATTGACGCTCGACAGGTGGGCTTGTCCGAAGCCACCAATGTCCTCTACCTTGATGACTGCGTGGAGGGTCGTGAGGAAGCGAAGAACCGCCAGCGGCTTGATGACAAGTGGGAAGTGATCTCTGGCGATATTATGGGTCGTGCTATTGAAGGTACGCCGATGGTCTTTACCGGTACTCGCTATTCCCTGTATGACCCCATCGGTCGTGTGCAGGAACACGCACAGCGGGAGGGCTGGGCTTGGAGAGCGATTGAGATACCCGCCCTCGATCTCGTGACGGACGAGAGCAATTATGAGTATGAGCGAGAGGGCAAGAAGGTCTTTACCACGGCTTATTTTCGGGAGCAGCGGGAGCTTCTGAGTGCAGAGCAGTTTGAAAGCGAGTTCCAGCAGCAGCCCTTTGAAGCGAAGGGTCTGCTGTTCAACAAGGAAGAGCTGAACTATTTCTTTGAGCTGCCGAAAGACCGTGACCCGGATACCATCATTGCCGTTGGCGATACGGCGGAAAGCGGCTCAGACTCGACCTCCATGCCGGTGGCGAAGATTTACGGCAGCGATGTGTATATCGTCGATGTTGTCTTTGATGACTCCCCCGCTGAGGTGACAAAGCCGGAATGTGCCAAGTGCCTGATTGAAAATAAAGTTGCTTCTGCGGTTTTTGAGTCCAACAACGCCGGTCAATATTATGCCAGAGATGTTGACCAGATCATTCGTGATCGTGGGTACTCCGTGGGTATCCGCACGAAGCGCACGATCTCCAACAAGCAGACCCGTATTGAGTTCGCTTCGGACAATATCAAGAAGAACTTCTATTTCAAGCACCCTTCCACCTACAAGCGGGGCAGTCAGTATTGGAACTTCATGAAGGAAGTGACCACCTACACCCGCTCCGGTAAGGTTCCGCACGATGACGCTCCCGATTCCCTCTCCCTGTTGGAAAATGAAATCCGTATGCTGTCTGGGAGCAAGGTGGAGGTTTTCAAACGGCCTATTTAAGTCCTTTACTTTCGCTGTGGCGAATGGTATAATTAAAAGTTTGCTATTGACAAGCATTGGAGAATTTGATACAATGACAAGAGAGAAAATGGGTAGAGGGGAGGTATTCTGCCTTGGGTCATTTCGGTCGTAAGAAAATCTTTACTGATGTGACAGAGATCACACGGGACAATGTTCTGGAAGTGTTGAGAAAGGCACTTATCACGCATTGGTCGAACAAGGCGGATATGGAGTACCTCTACGCCTACTACAAGGGTAGACAGCCGATTTTGAAGCGTAAAAAGGAAGTCCGCCCTGAGATTCAAAATAACGTAGTCGAGAACCGTGCTAATGAGATCGTGTCTTTCAAGGTCGGCTACCTGATGGGCGAACCTATTCAGTATGTCAGCCGAAGTGACAACAAGTCAGTTGCCGACAAGATCACCACTCTGAACGGCTACTGTCTTTCCGAAGATAAGGCTGCAAAGGATAAGGAACTGGCGGATTGGTTCCACATCTGCGGCACAGCATACCGCATGGTGCTTCCTGACAGCGTGTTTGAGAAGGAAAGCGATGAAGCTCCCTTCGAGATTTACACTCTCGACCCTCGGTTTGCTTTCGTGGTGTATGCCAATTCCATCGGTGAACCGCCCGTAATGGGTGTGAAGTACATTAAGCGGTCGGACGGTGCGGTGATTTACAGCATTTATACGAAAGACCGCTATTTCGAGGTTGAAAACCAGAGCATGATCGTCCGGGAAGAAGCTCAGTCGCTCGGTATTCCCATTATCGAATACCCAGCGAACAACGCCCGGTTGGGTGCTTTCGAGATCGTCCTTCCCTTGCTGGACGCTATCAATACGGTGGACAGCAACCGTCTTGACGGTGTAGAACAGTTTGTTCAGGCGCTCATGCTGTTTCACAATGTTGATATTTCCGGCAATGATTTCTCCAAGCTGCGGGACGAGGGTGCGATTAAGTTCAAGGACATTGACCCGCAGTATAAAGCGGAGATCAAGTATCTGACTTCCGAGCTGAACCAGAGTCAGACACAAACGCTGGTCGATCACCTCTATAACACGGTACTGACGATCTGCGGTATGCCGAACCGCAATGGTGGTACTTCCACCAGCGATACCGGCTCTGCGGTCATCATGCGTGACGGTTGGTCGGCGGCGGAAGCCAGAGCAAAAGACTCCGAGCTGATGTTCAAGCTCTCCGAAAAAGAGTTCTTGAAGCTGGTTCTGCACATCTGTTCCGATCTGAGTGATCTGGAATTGAAGCTGTCGAACGTAGAGGTTCGCTTTACTCGCCGCAATTATGAGAATATCGCTCAGAAAGCAACAGTATTGACTACTATGCTTGCCAATCCGAAGATTGCCCCTGTTCTGGCCTTTACACATTCGGGTATGTTCAGCGACCCGCAGCTCGCGTACCGTATGAGTATGGATTATGCTGAGGAACAGGAGAAAAAGGCCGCTGAACTCACAACCAAGCAGAAGGAGGTTAATCCTGATGGAGAAGGAAATCCGCCTGACCCCAGTGGCGGTCAGAAAGATTGAAGAAATCTTGACTATGGGAAAGACCGTTGAGATTGCACAGCGGAACGAGAAAGTGGTTGTGTGGGCGGTCAGCAGCAAAAAGAAATATGAACAGCCTATCGCATAGGCGATAGGGACAGCCATTACGGGCTACCGATACCGAAAAGGTATTGGTAGCCCTTTTCTTTTGGTTTAATCGCCGTAAGGCGTTGAATAGGCAGAGAAGCCTTAAATCACAAAACGGAGAGAACCGTAAACACAAAGGTATAGTGCGGAGATGCACTCTAAAAAGCGCAGAAAGGAACGATTGTATGGCAAAGATTGATGTTTCCACCATTGAAGGCTTTGCGAATATGACCGCAGAGCAGAAAGCGGAAGCCCTCGCAAACTATGAGTTTCCCGATCCCGATTATACCGGCTATGTGAAGAAAGATGTCTTTGACAAGACTGCTTCCGAGCTTGCGTCTTGGAAGAAGAAGCACAATGAGCTGCTCTCTGAGGAAGAACGCAAGAAGCTGGAAAATGAGCAGATGTTCGAGGAAATGAAGAACAAGCTGGCGGGGTTGGAAAAGGAGAAGACCGTTTCCAGTTACAAGGCGAGTTTCGCCGCACAGGGTTATCCTGAGCCGCTGGCAACCGAAGCCGCTATCGCTATGGCAAATGGTGAAATGGATAAGGTCTTTGCCGCACAGAAAAAGTTTCTGGAACAGTATGAGAAAGATGTAAAAGCCAAGGTTCTGAAAGACACCCCTAAGCCCCCTGCCGGTGGTAAGGGCGGCGAGATGACCAAGGCTGATTTTCTGAAACTCGACACCAAAGCCCAGTTGGAGTTCGTCAAGGAACATCCTGACTGGCAGACAATTTTGAAGTAATTATGGAGGTATAACACTATGGCTTCTTATCTCGGCTTCCCGTTTGACCCTGAGCTGTTTAACTACAACTGGGCAAACGCAAAAGACCCCACCCTGACCGCTATGTTTGAGAGTGGCGCTGTCGCCCCGAATGCTGAACTGGCGCGGCTGATCGCTAACGGCTCTGACTTCTACACCCTGCCCTTCTACAAGATCATCGGCGGTACTCCTGAGAACTACGATGGCGCAACCGATATCACTCTGACCGACCCCGCTGGCGGCGCTCAGAACGGTATCGTGTTCGGTCGTGCGCATGGCTGGAAGGAGAAGGACTTCATCGTTGACTACAACAGCGGTGCAGACCCCATGCAGCAGATCGTGGCTCAGGTGTCTAAGTATTGGCAGAAGCAGCGCCAGTCTATCATGCTGAAAATCCTCAATGCGGTCTTTGGCGTGACTGGCAGCGGTGAGTTTGCCGGTTGGGCGAACCACACCACCGATCTGTCTTCCGCTTCTACCACCGTTGCGGACGCTAACAAGATGGGCGCTACCACCATCGGTGACGCTATCCAGAAGGCCGTGGGCGACAATCAGGACGCTTTCCAGCTTGTGTTTATGCACAGCAAGGTCGCCACTAACATGGCTGGCCTGAAACTGCTGGACTTTCTCAAATACACGGACGCAAACGGCGTGGAGCGCCCCCTGCGTATCGGCGCACTGAACGGCATGACCGTTATTGTGGACGATGGCTGTCCCACTACTGCCGCTACCAGCGGTGAGGGTGCTAAAGCGGCGACCTATACCACCTATGTTCTTGGTCTTGGCGCTATTCAGTACGCCCCTGCCCCTGTGAAGGTTCCTTCCGAACTGACTCGTGACGCTCTTACGGGCGGCGGCTATGACGCTCTGGTGACTCGTATCCGCGAAACCATGCACCCCAACGGTTTCAGCTTTACCAAGCCCACCAGCGGCTATACCGCTTCTCCCACGGACGCTCAGCTTGCGGCTTCCACCAACTGGTCTATCGTGGCTGACCCCAAGACGATTGCGCTGGCAAAGATCATCACCAATGGCTAAGGAGGTTTACCATGTTCTATGTTTCTGACGGGAAAGTGTATGTACGGGAGGGAGATCACTTCCGTAATGTAGGCTTTACCGCAAAGGACAAGGTGATTACTCGGTGCGAATTGGAAAGTACCTCTGTTGTGATGGGTACGGTGGTTGTTGATACCCTCGACAACCCCGTAGCCCTCACTCGTGAGGAAATCATCACCAAATTCAATCTGTCTGAGAGCAATCCTATTCCGGTTATCAAAAAGTCTCGTAAGAAAACTGAGGAACCGGTAGCGTAACGGGAGGTGGAAAGTGTGACGGACGCTGAGAAGTTGAAAATGGTGAAAGCCATGACTGGCGAGACAGACGAAGGCATTCTTTCCACCTACCTCTCGATTGCTGGTGACAAGGTATGCCGCAAGGCATATCCGTATGACCCGGATGCGCGGCTTGTCCCCTACCAGTACGGTTTTGTACAGGTGGAGATTGCTGTGTATCTGCTGAACAAACGGGGTGCCGAAGGCCAAACCGCTCACAGCGAGAATGGCATCTCCCGTTCCTATGAAGACGGAGATGTGCCGCCTACGCTGCTGAGGGACATCGTTCCCTTTGCTTCCGTAATGGGAGGTTGAGCATGAAGACGCTGAACCGCAACAAATCGCCCTTCTGGTATCTGCTGTATGACCGTAAGGTTTCTGCCAAGGATGAGTATGGTAACGAGACTGGTGAGGAAATCGTGTTCTACAAGCCTGCTGTGGCGATGAGCGCCAATATCTCGGCGGCGACCGGCTCCGCTCAGGTGGAGCAGTTCGGTAATTTCGCTGGGTACGACAAGGTGATCGTCACCGATGACCTGAGCTGCCCCATTGACGAGAATACCGTACTGTTCATCGACAAGAAGCCTCAGTATGACGAGGACGGGAAGCCGCTCTACGATTACGTGGTTCGCCGGGTCGCCAAGTCCCTCAACTCCATTTCCTATGCGGTCAGTAAGGTGACGGTATCGTGAGTCAGACAATCAATGTTCCGCTCTCCGGGAGAGGGATTGAGCGGCTGATACAGGAAACCGAGAACTGGAAGAACCGGCTTCAAGAGCGGACTGCGGTCTTTCTCGACCGGGTGGCGCAGGAGGGCATGGAGAGAGCTTCTGTCAAGTTCTCGCAAGCCGTTTATGACGGCACGAATGATGTTTCTGTGACGGTAGAATCCCGTGGGAACAATGTTCGAGCGGTGGTGGCGACAGGCGGGGCTACCCTGTTTATCGAGTTCGGTACAGGTGTGACCTACCCGGACGATCACCCAGAAGCGGAAGAACTCGGCATGAAGCGTGGTGAATACGGTCAGGGCCACGGCAAGCAACACTCTTGGGGTTATTACGGCGACCCCGGTACGAACGGTGTACTAAAAGAAAAGAAGAACGGTGGGTTCGTGGTCATCACCCACGGCAACCCCGCCAATATGCCGATGTACGAAACGGTAAAAGAGCTGCAAGACCGGCTCACGGAGATTGCGAAGGAGGTGTTTTCATGATTGATGTGGAGAGTCAAATCTACACGCCGATTGTGGAAGCCCTGAGAGTGCAGTTCCCCGGTATCTTGGTCAGCGGCGAGTATGTCAATGCTCCTACCCGTTTCCCCTATGTGAGCTTGGTAGAGCAGGATAACTACACCACGGAAGCTCACATGGATAGCGGAGATACGGAGAGGTTCGCTACGTTGATGTACGAGGTGAATGTCTACTCCGATAAAGCAGGCAGTAAGAAATCTGTTTGCCGAAAGATTATGAGGTTTGTGGACGACCTCATGTACGCCAAGAATTTCAGGCGTATTTCTCTGTCCCCCGTTCCCAATTTGGAGAACGCAACAATTTACCGTCTGGTGGCTCGATACAAAGCCGAAACAGATGGAACTACTCTTTACAGGAGGTAAATGAAAATGGCTATTTCGACCTATAAAACCTTTCTGATGAAGAAAGGTGATACCGGCGATACTTGGAGCAAGCTGATCGACATCAAGGAGTTTCCCGACCTCGGCGGCGAGCCTGAAATGCTGGAAACCACCACTCTGAGTGATGATATGCAGACTTACATCGCTGGTATCCAGTCTCTTGACGGCCTGTCCTTCACCGCGAACTACACGCTGTCTGATTTTCAGGCTCTCAAAGCTCTCGAAGGCAAGAAAGCCAGTTATGCAGTTTGGTTCGGCGGCACGGAGAGCGCCGGTGTGGTCACTCCCGATGGCTCTAACGGCAAGTTTTCCTTTGACGGTGAGCTGTCCGTGTACCCCGTGGGCGGCGGCGTGAATGAAGTGGTGGGCATGAACATCACCATTGCCCCGTCTACCCCCATCACTTTTTCGGCGACCTGAGACGCCACTAATCGCCATATTGACAAGGAGGATTCGTCATGGCAAAGCAGTTGACCATCAATGACCCTAATACCGGCGTCACCTACACGCTGGAATATACCCGCAAGTCCGTCGAGATGATGGAGAAAAGCGGCTTTGTTGCCGAAGAAGTGGAACGCAAACCGATGACTATGCTCCCGGCGCTGTTTGCCGGTGCGTTTCTCGCTCACCATCGCTTTGTGAAGCGTGATGTGATCGACAACATTTATGCTCGCCTGACTCATAAGGACGAGCTGATCTCCGCTCTGGTGGAGATGTATAACGAACCTCTGCTGAGTCTTCTGGACGATCCGGAGCAGCAGGAGGATAACGAGGGAAACCTGAGCTGGAAAGCCGGTTGGTAAGCGACCGCCTTTCCGATAACGAGGGGGGCGGCGGCGATCAACGCCCAGCCGCCCTTTTTGCTTACACCGAAAAATTCTACGAAGTCTTTCCGTATTACCTCGCTATTGGTATGTCCTATGAACAATTTTGGGAGCAGGACTGTGATTTGGTGAAATATTACCGAAAGGCGGCACGAATTAAGCAAGATTTGCAAAATCAAGAGGCGTGGCTTCAAGGTGCATATGTTTATGAGGCTCTCATCGATGCGTCTCCTGTTTTTCATTCCCTTGCAAAAAAAGGAACGAAACCTGTTCCATATCGTGATAGCCCATATGAACTGTTCGGGCAGTCGAATATCAAGAAACGAAAAACCATCCAAGAGGCACATGACGAAAAGGCGAAAGCCTACATGGAAGCCTTTATGGTGTCGATCAATAAAAAGTTTCAAGCGAAAGGCGGTGACATGAATGGCTGACAATGTGGAGATTCAGGGGTTGGAGTTTCAGATCGTCAATGACAGTACGCAGGCGGTCGCAGGGCTTCAAAACCTGATTAACACGCTCAATCGTTTGAAAACCGCTACCAACGGCGGCGCAACGGGTCTGAGCAAGACCGCTCAGGGCATTCGGGAGCTTTCCAATTCTCTGAAAGGCTTGAACAGCGGTGACGCTTCGCAGAAGATCACCCGGCTTGCCAATGCGCTGACCGCTCTGAGCCGAGTTGGAAATGTGAAGATTTCCTCATCCATTGCCAATCAGCTTACGGCAATCAACACCGCTCTTGCTGGCCTGAAATGGACGGACGGCGACAAGCTGACTTCCCTTGCCAACGGTTTACGCCCTCTTTCCGAGTTGGGCAAGGCCAACATGACCACCTTTATCAATCAGCTTTCCAAGCTGCCGAAGGTGATCGAGGATTTGAAAACGGCGGATATTGACAAGTTCACGCAGCAGATGACCGCTCTTGCCACCGCCATGAAGCCTTTTGCTGATGAAATGCAGAAGGTGTCCAATGGCTTCTCGGCGTTTCCGTCCAAAATCCAAAAGCTGATTACCAGCACGGAGAAATACAACGCTTCTGCCCGTAACGCAACCTCCACTACCCGGAAGTTCACAAGCGGATTGAAAGCGTTGAACGTTGCTGCTGCCACAGTCGCTTTCCGCAGAATCAGTCATTTCATTGCGCAGGCGGTCACGGAGTCCAACAAGTACCAAGAAGATCTAAACCTGTTCACGGTCGCCTTGGGGCAATATGCCGCCGAAGCTCAAAACTACGCTGAAAAGGTATCCGATGTCATGGGTATTGACCCGGCACAGTGGCTCCGCAATCAGGGCGTTTTCAACACGCTGTTGACTGGCTTCGGTGACACGGCGGAACGAGCGCAGCTCATGAGCCGAAACCTGACGCAGTTGGGTTATGACCTTTCTTCTTTCTTCAACATTCCTATTGAAGACGCTATGCAGAAATTACAGTCCGGTATTTCCGGTGAGCTGGAACCTCTGCGGCGCTTAGGCTACGATTTGTCGCAGGCACGATTGGAACAGACCGCTTTGAACCTTGGTATCAAGGAAAGCGTTGCAAACATGACGCAGGCGGAAAAGGCCGAGCTGAGATACTACGCCGTTATGACTCAGGTAACGACCGCTCAAGGCGATATGGCTAGAACACTGCAAGCTCCCGCAAACCAGCTTCGTATCTTGCAGGCACAGCTTACACAGGCATCGCGGGCAATCGGCAATATCTTCATTCCTGCTCTAAACGCCATCCTTCCTTATGCAATTGCCGTAGTTAAAGCTATTCGAGAGATTGCAAACGCTATCGCAAATCTTCTCGGTTTTACTTTGACCGATGTTGATTATTCAAGCGTTGGGAAACTCGCATCCGGCACGGGAGCAGTGGCAGATAATCTCGGAAGCGCTGCCGGGTCGGCTAAAGAGTTGAAGAAATACATCGCCGGATTTGACGAGTTGAATGTACTTCCCTCAAACAGCAATGCCGGATCGGGCGGCGGCGGTGCTGGCGGTGCTGGCGGTGGTGGATTTGACTTCGATCTCCCCACCTATGACTTTCTCGGCGATGCGGTAGAAACCCGTGTTGATGAAATCAAAGATAAACTAAAACCACTTTTGGTAATCGCTCTGGCAATCGGGGCAGCGTTCGCCGGTTGGAAAATCGGAAAGAAGGTTACTACCGCAGTTGCCGCGCTGAAAGAGGGGTTTGCCGTTTTTGCCAGTTCAGGAGCAGGCCAAGCAATCCTCTCAAAACTCGCAAGTTGTGTCGCAGGAGTTGCTTTGCAATTTAATGCGGCTGGCGGAGGGGTGAAAGGATTCCTGTCCGTGCTCGGGCTGGTCGCCAAGGTTGCCGCCCCTGCTGTTGCAATTTTGGTAGTGGTCATTGCTACTCTCAAGGTTCTCATCGAAAGATGGAACGACATTAAATCGGCAGTGGCGAACACCTTCGGAAAGTTGAAAGTCGGAGAGCGCTTACAGGCGCTCAACGACAAACTGAACCAGTTAGGTGAAAAACTCGGCTGGGTTGACGGCTTTTGGAATGGCCTGAAATCTACTATCGGTAGCCTCATGAACTTCATCGGTGAGGTAGTAATCACAGTTGTCGGAAGTTCTTTAATCGGGCTATTTAACGGTCTGGTTGGTGTGCTGGACGGCGTAGTCACTGCGGTGACAGGCGTCGTTGAAATATTCACGGGATTCGCACAATTCTTGAAGGGTGTATTTACTGGCGATTTGGAGTTGGTTAAGAAATCCTTTGCCACTTTCGGTTCCGGTATTTCCAAAATCTTTTCAGGTGTAATTGATGGACTTGTAAATGGATTCACGGGTTGGGTTTCCGGTGTCATCGAGGGAGTCACAAATCTGGGTGGTACTCTTCTTGGAACTCTAATTCCCAACATCGTCAACGGTGTTGCTACCTTTTTCAGTAATCTTTGCACGGACATCGCCCAGTTCTTCACGAATGCTTGGAATTCCATTTGTACTCTGTGGTCAACCGTAGGCAATTGGTTTAACACTAAAGTAATCACTCCGGTCGATACTTTCTTCTCAACGCTCGGAACTAAAATCGCTGCTTCTTTTGCGGCCTCATGGACGAAGGTTAAGGCTGAGTGGGGCGTTGTGACGGATTGGTTTAAAAACAAAATTATCACCCCAGTGCAAACAGCATTCAGGTCGATGTGCTCATCGGTCGGTGAATTTTTCGTTTCGCTTTGGGATAGAATCGCTGGCGTATTCGCGGGAGTCGGCGGGTGGTTCCAGTCGAATGTGGTTGACGCTATCAATTCAGCCTTTAGAGCGTTGGTAAATGGCGCGATTAGTTTGCTGGAACGAATGCTAAATGGCATTATCCGGCCGCTGAATAACTTCATCGGGAAAGTCAATTCAGTGCTGAGTATCGTTGGCGGAGGCATTAGTACCATCTCTTATGTCAGTATTCCGAGATTGGCTAATGGCGGTTTTGTGGATGAGGGGCAGCTCTTTATCGCGCGTGAAGCAGGGGCTGAGATGGTTGGTCGCATTGGAGGAAAGACGGCTGTAGCAAACAACGATCAGATTGTTGAATCTGTATCGCAAGGTGTGTACGAGGCGGTGCAGAGAGCAAGCGGTGAAACGAATTCGAGCAACAGCCGCCCGATCACCGTAATTGTGCAGATGAACGGTAAAGAATTGTTTAGGCAAATGGTTGACGAAAACAATGCCGCCATTCGCGCAACTGGATTTAGCCCACTGTTGGCGTAAGGAGAAATTATGGCAATTCTTACAATCACAAAGGCAGACGGGACTTCTGTCCCTCTGCCTGACCCTGCTCAGTTGTCATGGAGCATTCAAGACATTGACGCTGACGGGACGGGTCGAAATCAGAATGGCGACCTATTTCGAGATCGAGTTGCAGTAAAGAGGAAACTAACTCTCTCGTGGCCTCCAATGACTGCGGCAGATATGTCTACTTTGCTGAACGCCGTCACGGATACCTTTTTCACAGTTTCATATCCCGATGCGCTGACCGGGGAAACTCGAAGCATGACTGCTTATGTGGGCGACCGGACTGCTCCTATGTATAGTCTCATCAACGGGGTCTACCTGTGGAATAGTCTATCCATGAATTTTATTGAAAGGTGAAGCGCCATGTACACTGTGACAGAATCCTTCCATGAAGCGTGTAAATCACCGGGAAGAAGTATTACTAGTAAAATCACATTTAACGGTGTCAGTGAGCTTGCCGCTTCTGAAATTCAGGAAATCGTTGTTACTGAACAGTGCGGATCATCGGACGGTGTAACGATTGGAGCGTCTTTTTCCTCGCAATGCAAAGTGACGATCTATAAGCAAACTCCCGCGCTCCCCCTAAACGGGGCGTATTTCGCCCCCTCTGTCGGAGTCATTCTCCCCGGAGACGGCGGAACTGTATACATCCCGAAAGGCGTGTTTTACGTCCCCTCTGACGGCGTAGAGAATAGCGGCAACCTGTGCCTTACGATCACCGGTTATGACCGCATGGCGGCACTGACTGACGAATATACCCCCACCATTAGTTTTCCGGCCACTCCGAATGCGATGCTGACCGATATCTGTCTACAGGCGAACATCACTGCTCCAGAAGTTGCTTTCCCGGAGATGGTAATTTCCAATTCTTACGCAGGTACAATTCGTCAGCAGTTAGGATGGTTGGCAGGGCTAATCGGTGCGAATGCGAAATTCGACGCGACAGGTCAGTTGGTTTTTCGCAAATATTCAGAGGGTATTACCGTAGGGCTTGACGCGCAATATCAGAATGGTTTGAAAAAGACAGCCGACGATCGATTCACAATTCAGGCGCTTGTCACAGGCACGGAAGATAATCCGATTACTGTCGGGACGGGAACTAGCATTTCGGCGACAAATCCATATATGACGGAAGCGGTTGCCGCCTTGGTGCTTGAACAGATAAAAAGTCTGACTCTGATGCCGTTGGAAGTAAAGTGGCGTGGAGATCCGTCCGTTGAAGCCGGTGACATTATACACGTTATCGACAGTACAGACCTTGACGGAGGCGGTCTGCCCGTTTTGGTTATGTCACAGGAGTTGCGAGTTAAAGGCGGTATGAGTGCTACCACTATCTGTTACGGCCCACCGGACTCAAACTATACTGTCGAGAACCCCATCATCCAAAAAGTTAAACGCGAGTATGCGGGGCTTGCAAAAGCAATGCAGGACGCGACCGAGCGCATTATTGGCGCAAAGGGCGGATATTGGGAAGTCCTCTATGATGAAAATGGATATCCTACTGGCTGGATGGTGCGTGATACCCCAACTGTCGAAGATAATACCCGCCTATGGCTGATGAATATCAACGGACTTGGATACTCCAAAGACGGAGGAAAGACGATCAGCGGTGTGGCGTTGACGATGGACGGGCAAATCAATGCAAATTCTATTACCACCGGTCAAATGTCAGCAGAGCGCGTTACTGTAAACGGACAAACCCTCTCTGACTTCATCGACATTGGAATAGATGATGACGGACATCCGGTTTTGAGAATTGGTTCTTCGGCATCCGAAATTACGCTCAAGGAATACAACGACAAAATTGGCTTCTATGATGCAAACGGAATGCTCTTAGCATACTGGAATAATAACAGTTTTGAACTGGTAGAGTTGTCGAGATTCAGACTTGGCCCGATGAGCATCGTTGTACAGCCAAACCAATCTGTTAGTTTTGTGGGGGTGAGTTAATGGCGGTTTATCAAAGCTTAACACTATCTCAAATCAGTCAAAATATTCAGAACAATACGTCTCTGGTAAGAATCTCGTGGGAATCTACGCAAACTGGCGCAAGCCATAATGATAATTCCAGAACTGCGTACTACTATATATACATTAACGGTGGACAAGCAACGCAATACAGTGTTAGTTACACTCTCCCCCAAGGAACAACTAAGACAATCGTTGATACCACAATCACTGTCCCCCACAGGAACGATGGCACCGGTACGATTACGGTAAACACGTGGATGGATACGAGAATCAGCGCAGGGGTAGTTGAAAAATCTCAAACGTTGACTCTAAGTACAATTCCTCGTGCGACAACGCCCGTTATAGCCCCTCTGGTAATGGGTCAAGAGGGTACAATTAAACTTGATCCCGCGAGTAACAATTTTACTCACACAATTACTTATAATTTTGGAATACGGTACTTCGGCACGATTGCGACTAAAACCGCAGAGCGTTCGATCAAGTGGACACCCTCAAAATCACTTGCGAATGTGCTTACCAGCGCGGAAGCAGGTAAGATACATTTTAGATGCACGACTTATAACGGAGACACCCTGATCGGGTCTACTGACGTGGGGACGAAAATTACTGTTTCTCCCGATACAGTGCCCACCGTGTCTGTTAGTTTGTCAGATGCGGCGGGATATAAAAATACTTATGGCTGGGTTCAGAACAAAAGCCGAGTAAAAGCAAGTATAACTGCGGCTGGCGTGATGGGAAGTAAGATCATCGACACCGTGATGACCGTGAATGGGAAAGCTGTTGACGCTGACGCGGAAAACAGTCTGCCCAATAGCGGAAGCATCCCTGTAAAGGTTGTCGTGACAGATTCTCGAAAACGTACTGCAACATATAGCACGAATCTATCTGTGTCCGCATATACCACCCCGGTTATCAATAATCTGGCATATGTTCGCGGCAGTTATGCCGAGAGCGTGTGGACAGAAAACCCAAGCGGAGCGGACATCAAAATCACTTTTACGCTGGCGATGGCATTGGCAGCTAACCGAGCCAATCTTACAGTATCACTCGACGGTGTTGCAAAGCAGACAGTTACCAATCAAAGCGCAGGCACAAAAACACTATACCTTTCAGGTGTCGGAACCGATACCACGCGGAAGCTGGAAGTAGCCGTCTCTGACGCTTTTGGCAGCAAAACGTCTAAGGAAATCATAGTTGCGACCGTAGAAGTGCCGCTTAACATCAACTTTTCGTTGCCCGCTGTGTGCTTTGGAGGCATCGCCGAAAAAGAAAAGACCGTGCAATTCAAATGGCCTGTTGATTTGAATGGTGACTTGACTATCGTCGGAAATTTGAAACTTAACGGCGTATCTATCCAAGACATTTTGTCTAAACTTGGCACAGACTATATCGCCGAGCAGGGCACGACCGGCGTATGGACGTGGCGCAGGTGGGCGTCCGGCATCGCTGAGCTATGGGGCGTTTTTAGCGCCGATTCTTTGGCCGTGGATACTGCGTGGGGGTCTGTGTATTATGGCACTTGGATGCACTTGACCGTCAACAAAAATGGCCGCGAATACCCGTTTATATTTACGGACACGCCGGTTGTCATCGCAACGCCCTATAGCCCGTCGACCGATTTTTGGCTGCTGACGGACAGCGCAAACAACGTCGGGACGCCACAGACACACGCACCTGCCTATGCCTGCGTGCTACCGGCAAGCGCCACGATTACAGGCCCGCAGATACACTACCATGTCATCGGCAAATATAAGTAATAAGGAGGTACTCATATGACAATCACAATCGCAGATGGTCGCGCGTCGCTGTGGCAGTGGGACACCGGGCGGCGGGTCAAAATCACAGACGGCGTCGGCGTAAAGCAAATACACTATCAAAAGCGATGCTTCGGCCGCAGCGTGGACGTGGATGTCGGGGACGACGGCACGGCCATCATCCCGGACGAGCTGTTACAGGACTACCACACTCTGACGGCCTACGCCTACGTCACCGACGACGCGGGCGGCTATACCAAGGTGCAGCAGGACTTTGCAGTGTACAAGCGCCCCAAGCCCGCAGATTACGTTTACACCCCGACAGAGCACGCGAGCTTTGACAGGTTGCGTGCCGAAATTGGCGACCTTGATGACCTGACGACGGCGGACAAATCCACTATTGTCGCGGCCATCAATGAAGCTGCCGCAAGTGGCGGAGGCGGGGCAGACTGGGCGCAAAACGACCCGGATGGTGATGGGTACGTCGCAAACCGGCCGGGTGGGTACATGACGGATCCAGTCATCACAGATGCAGACACATTCACAATTACTTCCGCTGAGGGCGAAGACGGCATGTACATGACCATGGTCGCCGTCGAATCGTCGGTTGTCACGCTATCTGACTATGCTATCGGTAACGATGTGATAGTGGATTTTGGCGGGCAATCTTACAGTTTGACGTGGCAATCGGAGGGTGGCTATCCCGCGTGCGGCGCGGCAGTTACTGACGAAGGCCCCGTTTGGTCGTCCGTGCCGTTTCACATCATTGCAGTTTTCGGGGAGGGGGGCGGTTTACAAGGATATTATGTCTATCTGCAAAACGCAGTCACGTCGCCCGTCCAAGTGAAGCTCAAAATGGCCAAGCAAACACCAGTCAAGATCTCAATGAAATACCTTGAATCGGACGTATACATTGTTAAAGTGACCAGCAAGTCAAACGAGCAGCGACCGGGCCTCGGTGATGCAGAAGTGTCTTATGACGTGACAGTATCCGCAACGTATGACGACATCGTGGCAGCGATCAATGCTGGCAAGGTGCCAATTTTGCTTGGCGAACCAGTGCTTAGCGAACCGGTGCTTCGTCTGGTCAACCACAGCACTGACGATGTAGATGGATCCACGCCTTTTTTGACGTTTGGCGGGGCATACTTCCATCAACAGAACCGGCTGTACGGGACTTGTGTTTATATTGACAGCACCGGCGAGGCAACTTGCCGTGTGTATGATGGTAGCTTTGTGCGACGCTTTGAGGCTTTCGAGGAAGCGAGTTCTCAGTCAGTCGGAAAGGTGCTAGTCGGAAAGAAGTATAGCGATTATAAGTATATGTGGGCTGCTGGAGACGCTGTGCTGTGCGATGAGCAGACACTCACTGACGCGCAGAAGAAACAGGCGAGGGATAACATTGACGCAACCTCTAGTGATTTCGTTATCAACGCCACGCTTGATGACGATAATAAGTGCACGGTGGACAAGACATACGCCCAGATTCAGGAAGCCGTTCAAGCAAACAAAAAACCGGTAGTGCATCTTGACCAAGGCGGCACAACTGTTTTTATGCCGCTAGTTGCGAGCGGCGGTTATTTCGCCTTCGCAGGAAGTATTCTTATCAATCCGCCAATGAGTGCGCAATTTGTTGTCTCGATTCAGGACAATAACGAAGTTGTATTTGATATGAGCTACGGGCTTGGCCTTGGTCATGACAACGCGTTGCCGCAAGTTAGGATGTCCAAAGACCCTCGTGAAGCTATGGAAATTGCCACGAAACAGTATGTGGACGACCACGCTTCTGGCGGCACTGGCATGGGCATCACTGGAGCGGCAGCCGGCCAGATCGCCAAGATCACAGCCGTGGACAAATCCGGCGTCCCGACCGCATGGGGGCCGGTGGATATGCCAGCCGGTGTGCCGTCCGTAACAGCCGCTGACAACGGCAAATTTCTGCGCGTGGTTAATGGTGCATGGGCGGCGGCTGAAATCTCAAGCGCGAATGGGGTGAGTTTTTAATGGCGGAATATCTTGCAAAATCAGAAGATCTGACCGCAGTCGCAGACGCCATCCGAGCCAAAGGCGGCACAGATGCGCAGCTTACGTTCCCGGGTGGTTTTGTAGGCGCGGTGCAGGCGATTTCTGCTGGCACCACCATCACGGATGGCATCGTCGTTACGGCGCGAGACGCGGACGGGTATGCCACGGTAGTGGACTTTTATGGGCGCCAAATTTGCATAGAGCAGTTTGGATGCCAGTATGAGGAGGCGGATAATCCTTTCCTCCGCCTTGCAAAAGTTAATGTAAAGCAGGCCGTAACAGTAATAGGACCGCGCGCGTTCAATAATAATGTCAGTTTGCAGGAGCTGACCGGGGTCGATTTTGGCGCAATCACGTCAATCGGCAATAAAGCGTTTTTCAATGCGCAGCGGGTGGCCCTCGGGGACGTTGACCTCGTGTCGCTCGCAAAATATCCAGAAGACGGCATTTTCCAGAATTGCGGTGGCATTACCAAACTGACGGTCCACGCGGATGGCAATATACACTACAATCTGTGCAACAAGTGCAGCGGCCTTACGGATATCGTTATCGATTGCAGTGTGGCTTTCACCGATGGTGGCACTGACAGCGGTTACTCCGCGCTCGGACGCAACACAGCGCTTGTCAACTGCAAAATCGGGAACGTCGGAAAACCGTGCAAGCAGACATCGCTTGCGATGCTTAGCGGTTGCACAAACAAAAATCTGGTCGTAGAAATCTACGTTGCTGGAGAGAATGTTGATACAGCTGTATCAAACATCCGTAATGGTGCTACCAATGCAACAATCATCATCAAGGCGGCCGCGGATACGACCTACAACGGCGTTGCCTATGCGGCTGGCGACACAATCCTGACATCGACACCGGAGGCGAGTACATGACACAGCGACCTATCATCTACACATACGGAGACGGCACAAAGCGCCGCCGCATCAATCTGTTGGCCGGTGACGGCAAGCTGCTGACTAACGACGGTGGCGTGACGACCTACACCTGCGTCGACGTAGACACGACTGACGGCTGGGCGGAGATCGACGCGCCCGGCGAGGAGATCAGCGACACGGAGGCGCTGCGGATTATCACGGGAGGTGCTACCGATGACACGTAATGACGCGATGGCTTACCGCGCAGCGATCGACAGGGCGGCCGCGGCTGCTGCAACCGACACCGAACGGATCACAATCAGCGTGCTATACTCCGATTGGGCAGCAGGTGCGCACACGATCGGCGAGATCTATAATGCTGGCGGCCAGACGTGGGAGTGTTGTGCTGCGTATGACAATGCGACATACCCTGACGTCAAACCCGGCAATGCGGCGTGGCGCACGTTTAACCGCCCGCTGCACGGGACAAGCCCGGCGACCGCACGACCGTTTGCGCAGCCGACCGGCGCGCACGATATGTACCACGCCGGAGAGTACATGATCTGGACGAACGGCAAAACGTACCGATGCAAGTCTGACACTGCATACAGCCCGTCAGACTACGCGGCAGCGTGGGAGGTAATGACATGATAATCAACATCATCGAGGCATTCACGACGAAGAACAAGTGCTACCAGATTGGTACGCCACTTAAACCGCGCGGCATCATGCTACATAGCATTGGGTGTCCGCAACCTAATGCGTCCGTCATGGCGCAAAATTACAATCAGTACCGGCCAAACGGCCAATCTGTTTGCGTCCATGCTTTTGTCCAGCGTAACGGGACGGTGTATCAGACGTTGCCGTGGACTGTTCAAGCGTGGCATTGTGGCGGCAGCGCGAACAGCACGCATATCGGTATCGAAATGACCGAACCTGCATCTATCGTCTACACTGGTCATGGCGCTGAGTGGCGCGATCTCAACCCTGCGGCAACAGAAACCCATATCAAGGGCACATATGCGGCGGCTGTTGAGTTGTTCGCACAGCTTTGTGCTCAGTTTGACCTTGACCCCTTGGCTGACGGCGTTATTATCAGCCATTCCGAGGGACGTATGCGCGGTGTAGCAAGCGCACACGCCGACCCGGAGCACCTGTGGAAGCCATTCGGCCTGACGATGCATGGGTTCAGGCAGGATGTTTATAAAGCAATGCACAGTACAGAAAAGGAGGAAGAAGATATGGTCAGATACCACAGCATCGGCGAGATGCCGAGCTACTACCGCGATGAGGCAGCGCAGTTGGTGGACTCCGGCGCGTTGCAGGGTGACAACGGCGTCCTTGATGTGTCGGAGGACATGATCCGCGGCGCGATTATCGGTATGCGCTACACCGAGGCACGCAACCCGCGCTACTATAGCATCGACGACGTGCCCGCATGGGCACGTGAGGAGACGCAGCGCCTGATTGACCGCGGCGCATTGCAGGGCGACGGCAAGCACGAACTCAACGTCACGTATGACGCGCTACAGGCGATGATCGTGTGCCAGCGGATGATTGACGCCGCTGCCGGAAAGTGAGGCGCGGCCGTGACTACATATCAGTGGCTTTGCCTGCTGGGTGTGCCATCGCTGCTGATCGCGGCGTTGCTGGCCATGATCCGGCATCTGGCGACGCAGATCAAGCATGACCGCGCGGACACTGCGGCGACCAAACTGGGCGTACAGGCCCTACTGCGGGCGCAGATGATTGCAGATTACAACAAATGGCATGATCGGGGTTACGCCCCGATCTATGCCCGACAGAATTTCGAGAATTGCTGGAAACAGTATCATGCACTGGGAGTCAACGGCGTGATGGATGATATTCACACCAAATTTTTGCAGCTTCCAACAGAACACTGAAAGGGGTATACATATGGATTTTGGTATTGCATCTGTGGCGGCGATTACCGCCATCGCGTATCTGGTAGGCATGGCAGTTAAGGCCACTAATGTGGCAGACAAGTGGATTCCTATTATCTGCGGCGTGACCGGGCTGGCGCTCGGTGTGGTGGCATGGGTGATGGGCGTGCCCAGTTACCCGGCCGATAACTGGCTGGACGCTGCGGCTGTCGGTATTGTTTCCGGCTGGGCTGCAACGGGACTTAATCAGTCGATCAAGCAACTGACGGATAAATGATATTCATATAGCAGCATCCCCGGAGGTTTCAGCTTCCGGGGATTTTTACATTTAAGTGTATAAGGTGATAAAGGTGAGTAATCGGGTCAAAATCCCTATAACTTCTTCTTAGCACGCGCGTATAAGAGAGAGTTTATAGGAAAAACGCCCGATTACTCACCTTTATCACCTAAATGGAAAAAGACACCCCTTGCTTTAAGACAAGGAGTGTCTTTTGGTTTGGACAAATATCGTACCGTAAATAATATAATACGGTTCGGATTTAAGCCCAATGGCACGCCGTGAGGGATTCGAACCCCCGGCCTTCTGGTCCGTAGCCAGACGCTCTATCCAGCTGAGCTAACGGCGCTTAGTGCGCTC